TTAAGTTTGGATATGTTCTCTGACCGAGTGCTGAAACCCGCTGTGGCTGCTGTTGCCAACAAGATCGACTTTGACGGTCTGACGATGGCAAAGAACAACACCGCCAACATCGTTGGTACGGCTGGAACGCCTCCCACCAGTTTGCTCACCTACTTGACCGCTGGTGCGTATTTGGACAGCGAGGGCGCACCCCGTGATGGTCGCCGTTCTTGCATTGTTGAGCCTTTCACGGGCGCAACCATTGTTGACAGCTTGAAGGGTTTGTTTGTTCCATCCGATGTGATTGGCAAGCAATACCAAAAAGGCATGATGGGCCGTGACTCTGCTGGTATGAACTGGAAAATGGACCAAAACGTTGTAAACCAAACCTTTGGTTCTTACACTGGTTTGACCCTCGCCACCAACACCACCAGCATCGGCATCAGCACGGGTTGGGCACAAACCAGTAGCGTCACCTTGGTGGCATCTTCTGCTTTGACGCTGAACCAAGGCGACACCATCCAGATTGCTGGCGTGTTTGCTGTCAACCCCCAAAACCGTTCTGCATACGGTTCGGGCAAGTTGCGTAGCTTTGTGGTGACCTCGACCACCGCTGTGGCTACTGGCGGCGGTACTGCCGTGACCGTTTCTCCTGCCATCATCACTGGTGGTCAGTTCCAGAACGTCACCATTACCACCACCAGCGCAACCGCAGTTGTGACCCCGTTTAATAATACTGGCACAGTAAGTCCGCAGAACATTGTAATGCATAAGAATGCATTTACGCTGGCGACTGCTGATCTCGAGCTGCCAGACGGGGTGGTCTTTGCTGGTCGTGCAAGCGACAAGGAACTGGGCCTGTCAATGCGTGTGGTTCGTCAATACACTATCAATAACGATTCGATTCCGACTCGCGTTGATGTGCTGTACGGTTGGGCCCCTTTGTACCCTGAACTCGCTTGCCGAGTTGCAGCTTAATTAACATTGAAAGGACTTTAATCATGTCTAATCCAGGCGCAGCAAGCACCACCACCAACCACCCCAGTAACTTGGCAACCAATCAGGCATTGCGCTTGATTGCCTCTGCCCAAGGCGTTAACCTTAATGCTGTTGCTGACACTATCGCCCCCATCCTGGTGGCTGGTAACGTCAGCGTTCAAAGCATCATTGTTGCAAACGCAAGCATCAGCTTGACCACGGCACAACTTGCTGTGTACACAGGCCCAAGCGCTACTGGCACAGCAGTGAAATCAGCATATGCGTTGTCGGGTAATAACTCGACCACCGCAGTTGTTGTGACCGCCGCAACCTCAACCGCATCGATTACGGGCACACCGCTGTATATTCGTTGCACCACCGCCCAAGGCGCTGCCGCAACCGCAGATGTATTTATCTACGGTTACGACCTGACGTTCCTGCCTTAAAACGGCATGAACTAAGTGAAAGAGCCGCCCTCAAAAGGGGTGGCTTTTTCTCTTTTGAAGCATATAATTTAGTGAACTGAAAGGCCAAGCCATGTCTAACTACGCACAGATTTCTGCCACCGCAATGGTCAAGAATCAACCTGGAAAACTAAAAGGCATTTTTGTTAGCACCATATCCAGCACCCCCACCGTGACTGTGTACGATGCCCAGACCCCTGGCACAAATGTGAAAATCATTGACACATTCACCATGACAGCGGCAACAAACATCAATTTTTATGATGGCATCAACTGTGAAAATGGGTTGTATGTCGTGATTTCTGGAACTGCAAGCATTACGGTTTATTTCGAGTAAGCCATGACCACAGCGGTCACCCAGACCACTAATTTTGTTCCTGTGCAGGGCGTTTTTGCGCCCGAGCCTACCTTTGCCCTTCAGTACTTTGTTGGCCCTGCTGGAACGCCTTTTTATGGCCCAGAAAACGCCTCATTCACAAACATCAGCACGGTAACGGGCACGATCACCACAACTCCAACAGGCGACACAGACATTGCCAACAAGGGTTATGTGGATTCGGTGGCGCAGGGCTTGGATGTAAAAGCATCGTGCGTGTATTCGACCACCGCAAACATCACATTGTCGGGCTTGGCGGTACAGGCGGGAGGCGATTGGGTTGCCACGCTGACCGCTGGGGATAGGATTCTGGTCAAAAACCAAGGTTCTAGCCAGTTCAATGGTATATATGTGGCGGCATCTGGTGCTTGGCCACGATCTGCCGACATGAATACATGGGCAGAAGTTCCATCGGCGTTCACCTTTATTGAATCTGGCACAACCTTGGCTGATACGGGCTGGGTGTGTACCTCAAACCAAGGCGGCACGATTGATGTGACCCCAATCACTTGGTCGCAGTTTTCTGGGGCTGGGTCTTACTTGGCTGGTACAGGCTTAACCCTGACAGGCAACACATTCAGCATCACAAACACAGCGGTGACTGCGGCGGCATATGGGTCGGCCTCCCAAGTGGCGACTTTTACGGTTAATTCACAAGGCCAAATTACCTTGGCGGCAAACGCCAGTATTGCTATTGCGGCATCACAGATAACCAGCGGCACGATTGACAGCGCCAGATTGTCGGGCAGTTATTCGGGCATAACTGGTTTGGGAACGCTGGGCGACTTGACGGTGACCAACACCATCACAGGGTCGGTATCGGGCAACGCTGGCACGGCTACAACGGCAACCAAGGCCACAAACATTGCGGGTGGTGCGGCGGGTTCATTGCCTTACCAAACAGCGGCAGATGTGACGGCATTTTTGGCGGCTGGGTCTAATGGTCAGGTCTTGACGTTGGCTAGTGGCGTTCCATCTTGGTCAGCGGCATCAACTGGCACGGTCACATCGGTTAGCGGTACAGGCACGGTTTCAGGCATTAGTTTGTCGGGCACAGTAACCACCACGGGCAATTTAACGTTGGGCGGCACATTAGATTTGTCTGCGCCCCCTGCGATTGGCGGGACAACTGCCAACACGGTCAGAGGCACAACAATCACGGCAACCACTAAGTTTGTCGGGCCATTTTTTGAGGCTGCAACAAGTGCTGGCGGGGCTTTGCGTAATTCGGGCGGGACAAGTCAATTGTCTTGGGGCGCTGGTGGTGGTGACAATCTTTCATTGAATGTTTCTACCAATATCAATGGTGCAAATGCACAGATTGACATTAGCCCAACGGGTACGGGTCATGTTCACATGAAGCCTACGGGTACAGGCGCAATTGAGATTGCCCCAACAAACCTTGGCACGATTAACAACATGTCGATTGGTGCAACCACCGCATCAACGGGCAAATTCACCACTATTGATTTCAGCAGCACTTTGGCGGTTTCGGGTGCAACTGGTTCAGCGGGGCAGGTTTTAACCTCCAATGGCGCAAGCGCCCCCACTTGGACAACCCCCACCGCCTATGCCACGGTCACAGATGATGTAACCACCAATGCGGTGCGTTACCCCCTGTTTGCAGACCAGACCACGGGTAACCTAACCACAAATTTTGTCAGTTCCACAAAACTAAACTTTAACCCCAGTTCTGGATTGTTGACCGCCACAGCGTTTAGCGGGTCAGGGGCAAGCCTGACAAGTCTACCAGCGGGTCAGTTATCGGGCACGATTCCAAGCGGTGTTTTGGGTAACTCAAGCCTGTACATTGGCACAACCTCAATTGCACTCAATCGGGCAAGCAGCGCACAATCCCTGACAGGGGTGAATATTGACGGGTCGGCAGGGTCAGCAACCACAGCGGGAACCGCAACGAACGCAACTAATGTCGCGATTACTGATGACACCACCACAGCGGCAGAAATGTATTTATCCTGGGTGACTACAACCACAGGAAATTTGCCAATCAAGGTATCATCCACTAAACTCAAATTTAATCCATCCACGGGCGTTTTAACCGCCACGGGCGGGGTCACAGGGGGCGCATTCTGATGTGGAAAATCTTGGAAATCCAAGCCGATGGCGACCTGATCACAGGCGCACGGTATTTCTGCGCTAAAAATGGGGTCGAAACCGAGGGCTGGTGGAAGTTTGCCGAGCCAAAGCTGACCGTGCCATTTGCTGATGTGACCGAGGATATTGTGATCGGCTGGGTGACCGCCGACATTGGCGCACAGGTCGAGGCCCGATTAGATGAACAAGCTGCGGTAACTCAACGGGTTGTTGTCGCCCCCTGGTTGCCCCAGGTCTTTACACCGAGCATTTAGGAATCAATATGGCAGTTTACTTATCACCAATTGGCGGCGCTGGGTGGCAGTTTTTCAATAACGATGGCACGGTGCTATCAGGCGGGAAACTCTACACCTATGCGGCGGGGACAACCACCCCTAAAGCAACATACACCACATCTGCTGGAAATATTGCCCATCTAAATCCAATAATTTTGGATTCCGCTGGCAGAGTGCCAGGGGGTGAAGTTTGGCTGTTAAGTTCATCGGCATACAAATTTACACTAAACACAAGCACTGATGTGCTTATTGCCACCTACGATAATATTTGGGGCATAGGTGCTGCTGGCGGTTCAGAAGTAGTTGTTCCTGTAATTTATAACTCAACTGGTACAGGTTCACAAACAACATTTGGATTAGGGTCAACGCCAACAAACGAAAACACAACCAATGTTTATATCAATGGCGTGTATCAGCAAAAAAACACTTATTCTTTGTCTGGTGCAAACTTGGTGTTTTCAACTGCGCCGCCTTATACGTCTTTAATTGAAATATCTTTTAATTAAGTAAACAATGGCACAAACAGGCTTTACCCCCATCCAACTGTATTCGTCAAGTACAGCAACCAATGTGCCGTTAGCGGCTAATCTTGCCACGGGCGAATTGGCGATCAACATTACCGATGGCAAACTGTTTTACAAAGACAATGCGGCGGCGGTGCAAGTCATTGGGTGGAAAGTTGTCCCAGCTACGGCTGGCGGCACA